ATCCTCGAAGGCCGGAAGGCTGATCCCCGATTCTACCCGGTGGTCTTCGGCTTGCCGGATGACGCTGACTGGACGGATGAAAAGAACTGGTACAAGGCAAATCCCTCTCTGGACCAGACGATCACTATCGACAAGGTCAGAGATGCTTTCCGCAAAGCGCAGGAAACGCCTGCCGACGAGAACATGTTCCGGCAGCTGCGCCTGAACCAGTGGGTGAAGCAATCCGTCCGCTGGATGCCCATGGACAAGTGGGATGACTGCGGTGGTGCTGTCAACGAATATGAACTGGAAGGCCGACCCTGCTATGCGGGGCTCGACCTTTCCAGCACCAGTGACTTGACTGCGATGGTGCTTGTGTTCCCACCACGGGATGAGGAGGAGCAGTACATTATTGTTCCGCATTTCTGGCTCCCGGAAGAAACCCTACAGCTGCGTGTCCGCCGGGATCATGTCATGTACGACAAGTGGGAACGGCAGGGTTTCATTCATACCACCGAAGGCAATGTCGTTCACTATGGCGCGATCGAACAATTCATCCTGCAGCTCGGGGAACGGTTCAACATCCGTGAAATCGCTTATGACCGGTGGAATGCCACCATGATGGTGCAGACCCTTGAGGATGATGGTTTCACGATGGTTCCCTTCGGACAAGGCTTCAGGGATATGAGTCCGCCGACGAAAGAATTGATGCGCCTGGTACTGGAACGGAAACTGAACCATGGCGGGCATCCGGTTCTCCGGTGGAATATGGACAATGCCTTCGTGCGGACTGACCCGGCAGGGAACCTGAAGATCGATAAGGAGAAATCCACGGAAAAAGTCGACGGCGCTGTGGCATTGGTCATGGCGCTGGATCGGGCGCTGAAGAACGCCAACAGCGGAGCTTCGGTCTATGACGACCGGGGCTTTTTGATTATCTGAACGGAGGTGCGAAAATGCCCCAAAAGCCGAAAAGACCCTGCCGCTACCCGGGGTGTCCCGGGTTCTGCGAACAGGGCCAGGTGTTCTGTAAGGATCACCGGATGTACAGTGATGACCGTATGCGCGGCGGTGCCTCCGCCCGTGGGTATGATACCCACTGGCGTGAAGCCCGGGCGCTGTTCCTGAAACAGCATCCGCTCTGTGCTTTCTGTCTAGCGGAGGGAAAGATTGTCCCGGCAACAGTAGTGGATCATATCATTCCGCACCGAGGTGACCAGCGGCTGTTCTGGGATCAGACAAACTGGGAATCCCTCTGTAAAGAATGCCATGACAAGAAAACCGGAAGCGGGCTGTGATGGCCCCTTCCGATTTTATAACCAGTTATGCTTTTTACATACTGCTTCGTAAGCTGCATATATCTCTTCAAAAGGGCCTTCATCAAAATCCGGTTTTATACAGACTTCGGTGAACTTGTCCCAGCATTCTTCAACTGAAAATCCAATATCTGTTGCTTTTCCCAATTCTGATAAAGAATTGTATGTGTAAACCTTTTCGTCTGAGTAAACCAATGAACCATTCTGAAAAGAACAATCAGAACCTTTTTGAATATCGCAGGAGTCTTTATAGGAACAAATCCAGTATTCGATTCCTTTATAATGAAACTCTATCTCTGAGCCGCTGCCGTTGGGTAACTCCTGCAGTCTTTCAATACATTCGATCAGTTTTTTCCACGAAATCATTTTTGCTGTCCTTCCCTTTATTGCGTTGATGATAGCTGGCTAAAATTTCCCTCCGTGGACTTCATTCCATCTGTCTTCAATCCACGTAAAGTTTCCTACGGGAATAACAGTTCCGTGGTTCTCTTCAATAATCTTGTGAGCTTCAACTGTGAAAGACCAGGCCATCCATATAATTGGTATTTCTCGACATGTTATTCTTTTCAAAGCTTTGTTCACAAGCCCGGTTGTAACAGCACGTTTAGTTTCTGGGAAAATGACAAGCGTTACTTTTGATGCTCCCTTAATTTTCCCGATAGCAGGCAGATACCTTGCAGGAACCTGTTTCCTGAATTCCTTCTCGTTATTATCAATTTCTTCTCTGATAATAATTCTCAATAATGCTTGCTCCTTATTTCTGATCAAATAGTTTAAATTATCGACTCACAGCTTCTGGAGCCTTTGCCATTATACCATTGCGGGGCAAAACCCGCCACCGCAAATTGTCCAAATAGTGAGACGATCTACAGGATAATCCCATATATAATGATATCGTGGAAAAAGCACGGAGGGCCTTCCAGATCGGACGGCTCTTCTTTTTTGTGGAGGAAACAGCATGAAGAATCCTTTCGCCGGTCTGTTCCGTGCACGGGACAAGCCTCAGGACAGCGTCAGCGCCGCCCCGACATTCTACTTCGGCACCAGCGGTTCCGGAAAGCCTGTAAACGCAAATACAGCAATCCAGCTTTCCACGGTCTACGCCTGCGTCCGGGTCATCTCGGAAACAGTCGCCAGCCTGCCACTGGGAGTGTATGAAGCCAAAGAGGACGGAAACCGTAAAGCAACGGAGCATCCGCTGTATCTACTGCTCCATGATGAGCCGAATAGTGAAATGACATCTTTCGTTTTGCGAGAAGTTATGCTGGCTCACCTGCTGCTCTGGGGGAACAGTTACTGCCAAATCATCCGGTCTGGACGGAACCAGGTCACAGGATTGTATCCGTTGCTGCCAGATAAAATGACAGTAGACAGGGATAAGAAAGGCATTCTGACTTATACCTACATGACCAGCACGGGTGAAACCGTTGTTTTGTCTCCGGAGGATGTCCTTCACATCCCTGGTCTCGGATTCGATGGGATCATGGGGTACAGTCCCATCGCTCTGGAGAAAAACGCCATCGGCCTTGGGATTGCTTCCGAGGAATACGGCAGTAAGTTTTTCTCCAATGGGGCACGGCCCTCCGGCATCCTGACGCACCCGAATACCGTGAAGAACCCGAAGGCTCTCCGGGAAAGCTGGAACAGTGCATACGGCGGTTCTTCCAACAGCAATCGGGTGGCTATACTGGAAGAAGGCATGAAGTTTGAGCCGATTGCCATTCCGAACAATGAAGCGCAGTTTCTGGAAACCCGCAAGTTTCAGGTGGATGAGATTTGCCGGATCTTCAGGGTACCGCCTCATCTCGTGGGCAACCTCGAACATGCCACCTTCTCCAATATTGAACATCAGAGCATTGACTTCGCAGTACACACTATTCGCCCATGGCTTGTCAGAATTGAACAGGCTATGAATCGCGCCCTTTTCACCGATCAGGAGAAGGGGCGTTTTTATGTGCAGTTCAATATCGACGGCCTGATGCGTGGTGACTACAAATCCCGTATGGAAGGCTACGCGATTGCGAGGCAGAACGGTTGGATGTCTGCCAACGATATCCGGGCGCTGGAAAACCAGAACCCCATTCCAAAGGAAGAAGGCGGCGACGCCTATCTGGTTAACGGCAACATGATCCCCATCACAACTGCTATGAAGCAGCCTGCTGATGATACGGATCAGACAGTAACACAATCCAATCCTGAAAGAAGGAGGTACACCTGATGCGACACTTTTGGAACTGGGTCCGCAATGACGATGAGTCCCGTACCTTGTACCTGGAGGGTGTGATCGCGGAGGAATCCTGGTTCGCTGACGATATCACTCCCGCTATGTTCAAGGAAGAACTCTTCGCCGGGAACGGCCCCATTACCATTCATCTGAATTCCCCGGGTGGCGACTGCATCGCGGCCAGCCAGATCTACACCATGCTCATGGACTATCCGGGTGATGTGACCATCCAGATCGATGGCATGGCGGCTTCTGCCGCTTCTGTTATTGCAATGGCAGGAACGCATGTGGCCATGAGCCCCACCAGCCTGATGATGATCCATAATCCCTTCACGATGGCCATGGGCGATACGGAAGAGATGCGGAAAGCCATCCAGCTGCTGGATGAGGTGAAAGAGTCTATCATCACAGCTTACCATATCAAGACTGGGCTGAGCCGGGATAAGATCTCCCAGCTCATGGACAGTGAAACGTGGATGAACGCCCTGAAGGCCAAGGAACTCGGCTTTTGCGATGAAGTCCTGTACACCGGCGCGGAAGGCATGCCTGATGACATGGCGGCCTACACCTTTGAGCGGAAATCCGCAGCGGCTTGCCTCATGAACCGGGTGATCGCGTCCATGCCGAAACCGCAGAACGTGGTGAAGGAAGAACCCGATCACCCGCCTGATGTAGTACTCACTCCTGAGGAACCCGAACCTGTTACCCCTGACAACCGAGTGAAAGCGGCAGACCTTGAGAAAAGGCTGTCGCTTTTGAAATGATGAAGGAGGATTTTCATTATGAATCAGATTCTTGCTCTGCGCGAAAAACGCGCCAATCTGTGGAACGAAACCAAAGCGTTCCTGGAATCTCATCGTGCCGAAGATGGCACTGTATCCGCCGAGGACAACGCGATCTACGAGAAGATGGAGGCTGACGTAGTCGCTCTCGGCAAGGAAATCGATCGGCTGGAGCGTCAGGCTGCGATCGATCGTGAGATGGATCAGCCGACCGCTTCTCCGCTGGTTTCTCGTCCCGTTGCTCCCTCCGCCCAGAGGCAGGGCCGTGCTTCCGATGAGTACAAGACTGCTTTCTGGGGCATGATCCGCAATCGGGTCGCCACTCCGGGTGTGATGAATGCCCTGCAGGTTGGCACAGACTCCGAAGGCGGCTATCTCGTGCCGGATGAGTACGAGCGCACCCTGGTGCAGGGCCTCGAGGAGGAGAACGTTCTCCGTTCGCT